CAGTCACTGGAGTTCAGACGTGTGCTCTTATGATCTGTTTAAAAAAACTCGGTCATGCGCGTACGAGAGGGGGTAAAATCTGAATTTCTTCATTTTGTACAGTGTACAAAGAAAAACCGTGATATTCTGTAGTTGTGAAGATTGGAAAACATCTTCTAGAACAAACAAGGTAGTTCTTGGATTGTTTCATTATTGTGCCCGTTTGAAAAAGACCTGTGGAAACACGGGTCTTTTTCATATCACTGCATTCAAAGTGTTTACTGTTCATATTGTCGTCCTTTAAATCTGTTAACTAAAACTTTGAATGTAGCGATATGAAAAAATATTATGGTTCAGAAGCAACAAAAACAGGTGCTAGAAATTATGCTAGAAAATTTTACTCAAGCAAGGCTTGGGAAAAGAAAAGCAAAGCGTATAGAAAGGCACATCCACTTTGTGAAAGATGTTTGAAAAAAGGTATCTATACCAGGTCGACTTGTGTGCATCACAAAGTACACATTGACCAGGATAACTATAGAGATGTACACATTCTATTTGGCGATTCTAATTTGGAAGCGTTGTGTGATTTATGTCATGCTGAAGAACATTCCAAACGTAAACCATCTTTTGAATTTGATGAAAACGGAATGCTTATAGGATGTGGAAGGGAGGATGATGAATGCAAAAAGGAGCATGGAAAAAAAGAATCAATTCACAACTAGAGAATTTAGGCACATTTTCTCCTGAATATTCGGTTGCGGTTGATTCACTTGCGGATGCCTTGGCACAATATGATTCAACAATGAAGCAATGGAGAGATTCAAGTAAAGCAAATGGATACAAATCACTACAGATGGTTGTTGAATATACGAACAAGGGCGGTGCAACGAATTTATCACGCTCGCCATACTACATTATTACCGTTCAATTACGTGATCAGATCATGAAGTACTGCAAAGAACTTGGCTTGTCACCTACTTCACTTTCAAAAACAACAGAAGTATCCGGAAAAAAAGGTGATGAATTGGATGAGTTCATGAGCAGATTTAAATGAAATATCTAGACATTTATAAAGAGCGAATTAAATCTGGTGAAGATGTAGTCGGTAAGTGGATAAAGCTTAATCTTCAATATGTTGAAAGAGGTTTAGCAAATGGAGATTTCTTCTATGATGAGAAAAAAGCGGAAATGCATATAGCGTTTATTGAAACGTTTTGTCATCACGTAGAAGGAAAAACAACAAAAGTGAAGCTTGAGCCTTGGCAAAAATACTATATTGCGTGCATATTCGGGCTTGTTGATAAGAATGGAAAAAGGCAGTTTCGTGAAATACCTACGGTCATGGGCCGAAAACAAGGAAAATCATTTCTTTGTGCAGGTATTGAACTTGATGTTGGATTTACATCTGATGAAGCAGGTATGCAGATATACAATATAGCGCCAAAGTTAAAACAAGCGCAGATCATTTACAACGTTTTGTATCAAATGATGGAACACTCTAAAGCGTTGAGTCAAAGAGTAAAAAAACGTAGAACAGATATCTACATGAAACAGAACAACTGTAGATGGGAGCCAATTGCCTTTGCATCTAAAAAATCAGATGGATTCAACCCATATTTGACAATCTTTGATGAGTTTGCAGCCTGGGAAGGTGAAGCAGGTATGAAAATGTACAACGTTATGTTATCGGCAGGCGGGGCAAGACCTGATCCACTTTATATTCCTGTAAGTACCGCAAACTATATTGATGAAGGATTATATGATGAACTATTTGTTCGTGGAACATCTGTTTTACTAGGTACGTCTGATGAAAAACAAATGTTACCTTTCTTTTATATGATTGATGATATTCAAAAATGGGATGATCCTATTGAATTAAGAAAAGCAATGCCAAACCTTGGAATATCAGTTTCTTATGAATATTTGCAGAATGAAATTTTAAAAGCACATAGCTCACCGACATATAAGGCGGAGTTTATAACAAAATATGCGAATATCAAACAGAATTCAACAGAAGCACTGTTTAGTGCGGAAGATATTAACAAAGTTAAAGGTGAAGAACTTAGATTTGAAGATTTTGCACATACATATGCAGTTGGTGGAATTGACTTGTCACAAACAACCGATTTAACAGCCGCATCTGTAGTTATACGAATTCAAGAACAGGACTACATATTTACTCATTTTTGGCTTCCAACATTAAAAATCAAGGAGCTAGAAGAAAGAGACAAAATACCATATACAAGATTTATTCAATTGGGATATTTAAGCCCAAGTGGGGAAAACTTTGTACGGTATGAAGATGTTACGGAATGGTTTGAAATGCTACGTAAGAAATACAAGATTTATTGTGTAGTCGTTGGATATGACCGTTATTCGGCTCAGTATCTTGTGGATGATATGAAGAAATATGGATACAAGATGGATGATGTAATTCAAGGAACTAACCTTACACCGGTTATTAATGAATTTACAGGATATGTAAGAGATGGATTTGTTCATACAGGAACAAATGGACTTTTACAAGCACATATGTCTAGTGTGGCATTAAAGAAAGTTGCGGAGGACAATCGTGTACGCATGATTAAAACTGATCCAAGAAAACATATTGATGGATATGCATCTGTTATTGATGCATATACAGTAAGACAAAAATGGTGGGATACATTTAAATACCGCCTTGAAAACAAGAAAAGGAAGGTGAATTAGTGGCTAAAAGCAGAAGAAAAAGATTTGGTTTGCTAGGAAGTCTATTAGGACTAAATAAGCCAGCACCTAAACAAAATCAATTACATTCAATGTTTGCAAGCTTAGGTGGATATTCACCAGTGTATTCATCATATGATGGTGGAATATATGAGATTGGACTATGCAGAGCATGTATCAATCGAATTGCTACTTCATGTGGAAAAGCTTCACCTGAATTGACAAACAAAGACTACAAAGGCAAGATATATAACTATTTGGTTAAGAAAAAGCCAAATCCTTATATGACGGCTAGTCAATTTTATAAAAGATTGGCAACCATATACTTTGCAGAAAACAATGCTTTCATTATTCCAATTGAAGATGAATATGGAATGATTAAAGGATTATGGCCTGCTGTTCCGAGTCAGTGTCAGTTAAAAGAAATCAATGGTGAAGTTTATATTTATTTTAATTTCATCTATGGCGAAGAAAAATTGATTGAATACAGCAAAGTAGGACATCTAAGACAAATGCAGTATAAAAATGATTACTTTGGTGACACTAATGATGCATTTGATACAACAGCTAAATTGATGCTTGCTCAGGAAGAAGGAGCAATCAATGCGATTAAGTCGAGTTCTATTGTTCGATTCTTGGCTAGAATTTCAACACCAATTGATGATGACGAAGATTACAAGGAACAACAGAACATGATCTTAAGAAATAACCTGAACAAAAATGAAACAGGCGTATTCCTTGTTGATAATCGTTTTGATGAAGTAAAACCGATTGAAAGCAAGCCACTATTAGTGGATGCCAAGCAGAAGCAAGCCATTGAAAATAGTGTATACAGCTATTTTGGAATTAGTGAAGCTATTTTACAAAATAAATATAAACCTGATGAATGGAATGCATTTTATGAATCAATTATTGAACCATTCTTTATTGAAGTTGGAGAAGTATTGAGTGGAATGTTATATTCCGTAAATCAGATTATGAATGGTAGTGAAATCATTCTTACAAGCGATCGTTTACAGTATGATTCAACACAAACAAAATTGAATGTTGCAACGCAAATGTTTGATCGTGGAATGATTGATACAAACGGGGCATTAAATATTATGAATAAAGCGCCTTTACCAAATGATGAAGGTAAGAAACGTTTTATTCGAGGTGAATATATCCAGGTAACTAAATCAAATCAAGGAGGAATTAGTTACAATGGCGAAACCGAACCACAGCAAAATCCAAATGCGATCAATTCCGTTTCAGATGAATCCGGTGACGGAAAACAAACGGATTGATACTCAATACTATGTTGAAGGATATGCTACAACATTTGAACCTTACACGTTATATCGAGATTACGAAGGTAATGATGTATATGAGTTGATTGAACGTTCAAGTTTGGACAACGCTGATATGAGTGATATCATCTTCCAATTTGATCATGAAGGAATGGTATATGCACGTACAAGTAATGGTTCACTTATTGTTGAAGTAGATGAACATGGATTGTTTGTTGCAGCAGATTTAGGAAGAACAGAAGCTGCAAAACGTTTGTACGACAGTATTCAGGCAGGAATGGTTACTCAGATGTCATGGCGATACATGGTGGACGAGGAATCATATGATAGAGATAAAAAGATGTGGACAACACGTAAAGTATCAAAAATTTATGATGTTTCGGCAGTGTCGATTCCTGCAAATGATCAAACATCTATTGAAGCAAGAGCAAAGTCTTTAATGGATGAAGAACGGGTTAAAAAAGAAAATGAAAAGAAACGAGAAAGACTGAGTTTGTTGTTGCAGATTAAGGAGGCTATTAATTAATGTTTACAGAGCAACAACTAGCAGCATTCAAGGCAATGAATCACGAACAGATTCAAAAAAGATTTAAAGAAATTCAAGATGAGGTCAACAAAAACGATCCTAATACAAACTTGGAAATGTTACATGCGGAATTTGATATTTTACAAAAGCGTGACAAAGAATTAAAAGGCCAGGTTGCACAACGTAATGCGTTCTTGGATACTATGGCAAAATCTATTGAAGATGAAGATGAAACTTTTGTTAATTATCAAGAGGTAGCTCGTACTAAAGCAAATCCAACAATGCCAAAAGGATTGTCAGAACGTAAAAAAGGAATGGAAGACGATATGGAGTATCGTAGTGCATTCATGGAATTCGTTCAAAAAGGAAAACAGTCAGAAATCTTAAGACAACGTAGCGCAGAAGCAGGTGTAGCAGCGGATTTAGGTATTTTAATTCCAGAAACAATTGTTCAGAAAGTAATGACTGAATTAAGTAAATCACGTGGTTACTTATACAATGCAGTATTACATACAAATTTCCGTGGTGGTGTTAAATATCCTATCGGTTCATTCAAGGCTACATTTAAACGTATCACAGAAACAACAGTGTCTGATCGTCAAAAGGCCGGTTCTGTTACAGAATTTGTACAATTTGGATATTTGATTGGTGAAATTCGTTTAGCACGTACATTACTACAAACTGTATTGACTGTAAATGCATTCGAAACTGAATTAGCAAAAGTTATTGTAGAAGCTTATTTGGAAGCTATGGATCGTGAAATTTTAACAGGCCAATCTGAAAACAATGAGTGTGAAGGTATTTTAACAGAAGCTAATAAAGTAAGTGGACGTATTAAAACAGATCACATTATTGAATTTACGGAAGCAGAAATGAAAGATTGGAAATCATGGCAAACAAAATTGTTCGCAAAGATTCCTTTATCAATGCGTAAATTAAAACCAGAGTTTGTAATGACGCCTGCAACATATGAAGCAAACATTAAAACGTTGGCCGACGATAATAATCGTCCTGTTTATGCAGAAACATATAATCCTATTGATGGTGCAGAACGTGCAACATTCAAAGCTAGAACAGTTAATTTCGTTGAAAATGATACATTCAAAGATTTTGATGAAGCAAAAAACGGTGAATATTTCGGAATGTATTGGGTTGGAAAAGAAGCCTATGCGATCAACTCAAATATGCAGTTTGGTGTGAAGAAGTACTGGGATTATGAAAAGAATGAGGAAGTAACTCAAGCATTGGTTATCAATGATGGTAAAGTATTAGATCCTCAATACATCTTCTTGTTAAAAAAAAAAGTAGCTTAAGCAATGGAGATGTTACAAAAGATGAAAGTCAAACAGGAACACAATCATTAAATGATGAAGAACCTGTTGGAACTGATGATGAACCTATTTTATTAGATGATGAGCCTAAGAAAACTACTCGAAAAAGCAGTGCGAAGAAAGCTTAGGTGATAGATAATGGCGTTCAATATTTCTGAAAGCCTTCTAGAACGTGTTAGAACTGCTGCTACAAGAGCAAAATCACGCGCATATGATGATGAAATCAAAACATATATCAGAGCATGTTTATACGATTTGGATAGATTAAATATCTTATTTGATGAAGATGATTTAGAAGATGAAATTGTAGTAGCGGTAATAACATATGTAAAGTCAAAATTTGGTACAACGGATGCTTCATATAAAGAATCAATGGCTAAAACGTATGAGGATTTACGTCAGATTCTTATGACAGATAAATCCCATAAGAAGGTGACATAGTATGGCATATGAATATACTCGTGAGAATAATCTTTATTATGATGTGGCATATCTGATTGAAAAAGAAAGATATGTTGATGAAGATGGTGTGGAACATGTTAACGAAACGGAGAAGGAAGTATTTTGTCGAGTTGGTGGAATTTATTCAAAAGAATTTAATGAAGCCTACCAGGCAGGCATACAGTTAGCGTATAAGCTTGTTATTCCAAGTATTGATTACAATGATGAAACGACAGTGAAATACAACGACAAAAAGTATGCGGTTTATCGTACATTCCCATCCGGAGATACGATTGAACTATATGTTCAACAGGATGCTGGAGAATGGAAACAGTAAGACAACAAATCGTTGCTAAATTCACTGAACTTTTAGGTGAAGGACAATTTGTATATGGAAGTTTCAAGTCAAAACCCCATACCCCCTATGGGAATTATGCGTTGGATTATACAAATAATTACAATGCGGATAATATGACGTATTGCAAAATTGGAGTTTACATTTACAGATTAGTGACGGATCAAAAAGATTTTGAATTAGAAGCTAAAATCGAAGACATGTTTGATGAATTAGAAATACCATACCAAACCATCACAGATGAAGATATAACAACCCAAAAAGTACACTGTACTGAATGGACGGTGACATTAGTTGGCCGTCAATGATGTATATTGCGATATGTCGCAGCTTGGGCCAGAAATCAGAAAGATTATTCAAGAATATAAAGAGCATTCTTTGGCGCAGATTGATAGAGCAGTAGAAGAAACGACAAAAGATTCTAAAGACATTGTTAAAGCTAAGGCCAATGTAGATCATAGAAACACACGCAGAAAGGGCAAATATAAAAGATCTATAACATATAAGATAGAACGTGAATTAGGTCATACACGCGGTGTTATTTATGCGAGTGGCCATGAATACTCATTAACTCATTTACTAGAAAACGGACATAATTTATGGAATTCTCCTAAACGTACACGTGCATTCAAACACTGGAAGGATGGAGAAACAAACGCAATCAAGGAACTGCCAAGTTTAATCGAAAAATATTTGAAAGGATAAAAACTATGGCAGATAAAAACAAAGTAAGATACGGTCTAAGAAACGTACATGTATGTGCTATTACGGAAAACGCAGGAACAATTACGTATAATACGCCTGTTGCATGGAAAGGTGCTAAATCATTAACACTAGATCCAGAAGGAGATACAAATACATATTATGCAGATAACACTGCGTATTTTACAACGAATACAAACAATGGATATTCAGGAAGCTTGGAAATGTCTGAAATCCCAGAAGAAATTGAAAAAATGATTTTCAATACAGTGACAACAGAAGAAGGTAACTTAGCAGAAGATGCAAACGTATTGCCTAATAACGTTGCGCTTATGTTCCAATTCGAAGGTGATGTAAGTGCTACTAAACATATCTTTTATAAAGTTGTATTTGCACGACCAAATGTAGAAGGTGAAACAAAAGAAGAGAGCACTGATCCTACTACTACATCAATGGATATTACAGCAGTTCCTGTTGAACAAGGTGATCATCAATGGGTAAAGGCAAAATGTCGTAAAGGTGATACAAATTACGATGATTTCTTTACAACTGCTCCAACATTACCTAGTCCAAAAGCTGGTGAAGTGAGCCAAGAAGCCGGTACACCGGTAGTTGTACAAAGTGATGATGGCAAGGAAGTGAGCACATTATAAGAGGGGCAACCCCCTCTTTGTGAGGTTATATGGAACAGACGTTAAGTATTGATGGTAAAAAATATAATTTATTGTATAAAGGCAAAACGGCTAGCATTTATAGAGATTGTTTCAACAGAGATTTGTTAGTGGATATTCAGGAAGTGCAGATTAAATTTTGTGAAGCTATTGAAAGAAATGTTCGTGAAGGAAATCCTGATAGAGATCCTTATTTCGTTTTATTGCAAGTAAACGGATCTTTATTTTTTGAAAGATTAGTTTGGGTATGTATCAAGACATATGACACATATCATGGAAAAGAAACAAAAGCGTTCCAAGATTTTGTTGATGAAATTGAAGATTATGAAACCTATGTAATGAGCGGAGTTGTCATTTTAGAACAGATTATCAATGCGAATAAAGCAACGGTACAAGATGAATCCAATCAAGCGGTTTCAGATGATAAAAAAAAAGAAGCGTAAGCTACACTGATTTAGTATTAGGCGGATTAAATTTAGGATTAAAAATAGATGAAATAGAGGATATGGGCATAGGAAGATTGTTTGATTTGATTATTGCACGTGGAAATATGCAGTCCAAAGTAAATAATTCAAAAAACAAAATTCCTATTCGTGAAGCAGACCAAAGAGACTTTGACAGATTTTAGGAGGTACTAAAATTGTCAGGTTACAATCAAGTAAGAGGTATCTCCGTAAAAATTGATGGAGATACTACAGGTTTTCAAAAAGCAATTAATAAAATAAAATCCGAAACAGCAGGATTAGATAAAACAATGTCGAAACTGAAATCTTCTATGAAATTCAACGAAGGAGATTTTCAGTCATTTGCGACATATCAGAACTTGTTACAAGATAAAATCAAAAGCACAACTAAGCAATTGGAAGTCTATAACAAGAAACTGATGAATTATCCAAAGACACAGAAGCAGTGGGCAAGTGCTGTTGATGCTGCTTCAAAGTCTATTGATAATTACAATCATACATTTAATTCTTTGAATAAAGAATATGCAGACAACAACAAGCAGATCAACGCATGGAAAGAAGCAATTTCGAACGGTACGCGTTCGGCAGAACAAGGTGAAAGTGCTATCCAAAGATTAGCTTCACGAAATGTTACTTTAAAAGAAGCAATGGATGATTGTACTTCAGGCATTGCCGAACAAAAAAAGGTATTGGTTGATTTAGGCAGTACATACGAAGATTCTCAACGCACATATCTAGGTTTAAAAGCAGGTGCTTTAGGACTTAAAAATGAATTGGCAGGTATGTCAAAATCATTTATTTCAACGAATGAAACATTGTTAAGACTGTATGATACGTTAGGAAAAGTAAGTTCAAAAGCAGAACAGTTTGCGAACACTGTAAAACCATTGTCTATGTTATCTTTTGCAGGTATTGCAGCCGCTACTAAGACGGCTATTGAGTTTGAGGATGCATGGACTGGTGTTACAAAAACAGTAGACGGGACACCTCAACAGTTTGAAAAAATCAATAAAGGATTAAAAGATCTAGCTCAAAATACCTCGAGCACATATCAAGATATTGCCCATTATGCAGAACTTGCAGGACAAATGGGTATCCCTACAGATTCAATTGTTGGGTTTACTAAGACAATTACGCAATTAGGAGATACTACAAATCTTGTTGGTGAAGAAGCAGCACAAAGTATTGCCAAGTTCTCAAATGTAATGGTTTCGCAGTCTAAAAAGACGAACACATATTATTCTCGTTTGGGTTCTACAATTGTAGATTTGGGAAATAAATTCTCTACAACCGAAGCAGATATTATGAATATGGCTACTAGATTAGGTGTTGCAGGTAAGATGGTAGGCTTTAATTCTAACCAAGTATTAGGATTATCAACTGCATTATCTTCATTAGGTATTGAAGCCGCTGCTGGTGGTAGCTCTGTCTCTAAAATGTTGAAGACAATTGATCTATCTGTTTCTACGGGAGATAAGAAACTACAAAAGTTTGCAGAAGTATCTGGTATGACTTCTCAACAATTCCAAAAGGCTTGGGGAGAAGATGCAGCGGGAACATTCTTAAAGTTTGTAGAAGGTATTGGAAAATCGTCAGATGTTACAAAAACATTGGATGAATTAGGAATTAAGGAAGTACGACAAGCACAGTCAATGGGTGCTTTGGCACAAAGTTCGGATGTATTGGCTAATGCATTAAATGTTTCTAAAAATGCATGGAATGACAATACGGCAATGGCAAACGAAGCAGAAAAGCGTTATGCGACATTGAAATCTCAATTATCTCAAACATGGGAAGCTATTAAACAAGCTGGTAATGAACTAGGACAGGCATTTACACCTACCTTAACAGATCTATTAAAGATAGTAAAAAAGGCAGCTAACGCATTCTCTAATTTAGATGAAGGAACGCAACAGACAATCGCAAAGATGTTATTGTTGACGGCAGCCGCTTATCCAACCGCAAAAGGTGTAAGTAAAGTATCTGGTGCAACGCAAAGTGCTGTTAAATTCTTTACTAAAGCACATCCAAGCTTACAAAAGGTAGCTGATGGATTTGGGGATGCTGCAAAAGCAGGAGATTTAGCAAATACTTCTATCATTTCGTTAGGAAAAGGTTTTGTCTTAACACATCCAGCAATTACTGCGGTTACAGTTGCACTTGGTGCGTTTGCAGGTGCTGTTGTCTGGGCGGATAAAAAACGCAAGGAAGCGATGGAAACCGCAAATAAAGAGCTTGCATATAAAGATACTGATTATGCAGTAACATTAAAGGTTATTGATGGTTATGAGAAGTATGCAAAATCAATGTCTAAAACTAAAACAAGCATGGGTGAAATTGTAACTCAGTATATGCAAAACAACAAAACTGCAAGTCATTTGATGAAAACAATTGAAGATCTTAACGCAAAAGAATCTTTAAATGCTACACAAAAGACTATGCTTGCAGAAGCGGTTAGGGAGTTAAATCAACTTTATCCTGATTTAGGAGTAGAGATTGATGAAAATACTGGCAAGCTAAATCTTAATGAGGATGCGAACTATAAAAGTATTGATGCAATTAAAGAAAGAATTACTCAGATTCAAGAAGAAGCAAAACAAGAAGCGTTGGCAAGTATCGCAAAGAAAAATGCTGCTGCTCAATTAAAAGCGGAATTAAAGAATGCAGAGCTTACGGAAAGTATAAATACTACAACAGATTCATTAAGAAAATTAAGTTTACAATTTGCAGCAGGCCATATTTCAATGCAAGATTATATGAATCAATCGAGTGCATTGAAGGAATCAATTAATACATTATGTACTGATTTAGCAGATTCTTATACGAAATTGCACGAAACGCAGACACAATCCATTCTTCAATCAAGCTACTTAGAAACACAGTCGTTTGAACAAATGGGAACAACCATGAAAGCTCAATTGACTGATATTGCAGCACAGGCAGCGCAATCAGGTATTCAAATTCCACTTGGTATTCAAGAAGGAATTACAAATGGAACTGCAAATGCGGTAGAAGCAGCTAATTACATGGCTACTTTAATGAATATGAATCAGCTTGTGGATCAAGCTGGTATGATTGGTGGCTCTATCCCTGTAAGTGTAGCAAATAGTATTTTAGCAAATTGTGGAAGCATCACAGAAGCTACAAATGCGATGAATAGTTTGATCACATTGGCACAAGCTGTTAAATCTGCCGGAATGGAAGGTCAAGCGATTCCACCTGACATTGCTCAAAAATTTATAAGCGGTCAATCAACTGTAGGTGAAGCAGTACAAGAGATGATGGCAAGAACTGACCCTAAAATAAAAGAAGCCGGAGAGCAGATGTTAAAAGAATCTCAGAATTCGATTACCGGTATTGCGGATGCATTTGCGAATGATGGTACTACATCATCAGCCGTTGGAAAAATGGGTGGAAAGATGGAAAAAGCATTACAACCATCTTTAGATAACATGGTTACAAGTTCTGCTAAAGCTTATTCAGATATTAAATCAAATATTGATAAAGCTCAAAGTTATGCTGATAGTCATCCTATCACGGTAACACAAACAACTTTAAAAAAGACAAAAGTTGTTGATGGTGATAACAATAAAAATTATTTCCCACAATCTTTGTTCAATACGGATAGGCCTGTAGTTGACACAGATATTATGCCAATGAGTGCAGATGCAATTGCTACATATTCTGATATCAGTCCATATGCATCTGTTGCGAATGCTACAACAGCTATTATGAGTGGAACTACATCACGAAGCTATGGAAGCGTTGGTAATATAAATTTGAGTGCAATCACAAAAAGATTGGATCAAATGATTAATGCGATTGGAAATTGTGATTTAACAATTAATTTACAACCTATGCAATTGGATGGAAATGTTGTTACAGATACTGTACAAGAAATTGTATCAATTCGAGATATGTTGAAATCATGGGGGAATGGAGGTTCATAGAATGTATCATTTTAGATTTACACCTGAAAATAAACTTCGTTATACACAAAATATTATGTATTTATTAAAGGTAAGTGAGCGTCCTATTATTCCTATGGCAGAGGAAATTGTAGAAACATCTACACTTGGTGACGGTACAACATCGTATCGTCATACAGGTGTATATCAAGATCGCAAAATTCCTATCAAATGCAATTTTGTTTTAAATAGCAAGAAAGAATATCTAGATCGTATCTATAAAATCCAACAATATTTTAATGGAAATAAAGGGATATTGGAGTTAACTAGTGATGATAGAGAACATTATTGGAAGGTAAAAAATGTAACGTTCGATATGGATTCTAGAGATTTTGGACGAGGAAGCGAATTTACAATCACGTTTATTTGTGAACCTTACAGATACGTAAATAAGTATTCTAGGCCATACGATATTGTAAGTGGAAAAAAGGTAGAACTTGCGAATTATTATGAAACAGCATATCCAATCTATCGTTTATATAACACTTCCATGAATGCGAAAAACATTACGATCAATTGTAATGGAAATGATTTTACGATCACAAATCCTTTCAATGGTACATCGGATATTTCGTATGTTGAAATCAATACAGAGAATTCTTATATGAAAACATTCTATAAAAATGGAACGTATAAATATGACACATTGAAAACAAGTGGGTCGTTTGATGGGCTTAAGTTTAATTATGGTTCAAATAATGTATTGATCACAACAGATATTGGTGCTATTCGTGCAGAAATTATACGTAATTATAGGGAGAAATAAAGATGATTCAGTTATTCTTTTCTAGAAAAAAAACAACATATGCACAAATGAAAGAACGTAATGGAGATGTGATTTTAAAACATTGTGTTAGTGCAAAAGCAGTGTTTGAAAGAAATTCTATTTGGTACGTAGAAATAGAATTTCCAAAAAGTGATTTGATGGGTATGGAAATCAGTGATGAATCCGTGTTTAAAGTGGATATAAATTTTGAAGAACCACAGTTATATAGAATTGTGTATCCAAAATACAACAAACAAAGCGATACATATACATGCTATGCAACACATGTGTTCTTTGATTCTCAAAAAGAAGTGTTTGTGTTTGATGATCGTACTATGAGTGGTACGTGGCAAGATGCGATAAACAGTGCGAATGATATTATCACAAATTCACGGCCCAATTATCCTTATAAAATTTATGGACATGGAAAATATGCAAACTATACCAACGTTAATGCAGAGAATGAAAAAATCGTTTATTTCCGAAATGTTCAGAATAGTGGATATTGTTTAGATGTTCCAAGCGCAAGTGAAGATGCATCTATACAACTACAGATGTATCAAAGAAACAGAACGTCTGCACAGACTTTTATGTTGAAAAAAGTAGGCTCAGATAGATATGGAGATATATATGGAATTTTATCTTTATGTTCATGTAGATGGCTTAAATTGGATTCAGGAAAGGTTGTGCTAGGTAGTCTATCTGAAAGTCCATCAGATAATTCTGAAAAATGGTGGTTCATTAATAGTGGATCTAATTATGAAATTGCACCGTATGAAAACATATATTATGGCATCTACCCTAGTTCAACGAGTATTGGCAACGGAAACAAAGTTATTGTTTCTGATAGAGGTGCTGCCGAAGTTGGAAATGCGTGTAAATGGATGATTGAAGATCTTGATTCTACACAAACGGCATATTGGGTTCGATATAATCTGATTCAATGCTTGTTTGGTACAGAAGAAAATTCTATGATGAACCGATGGCCTGAATGTGAAAATAACAGATATGTTGCGATGTTTAACAATTATGACTGCTACTTTGGGAATCCAGATTACTATGCTTTTAATTTGAAGCCCAATGGTTTCTTTATAAGTAATAAAGAAATGTCTGAATACACTAAGAAAAAATCAATGGAAAATGTAGTTACAGGAATCATACCTAAAGCGTACAATGGACGCATTTTACCAAATCACGAGATTGTCAAGGCTAGTAATTGGGATACAGATGAAATTCACAGAATTGATGTAAAAGAATATTCCAATATCAAATTGATTGCGGATGATTCACAAGCAAAGAAAACAACATTGGGTGTATTTACAAATGAAGTGAACCTAAGAAACTATCTTAGAATACAAGCTAAAAAATCTTTGGAGAAAGAACTGCAAGAACCAAAAACAGAAACTTCTGTTAAATTTGAAGAATTATTTCCATACAATGTGCCGAATGCACAGGCGTTAAAAATAAATGATTCAATTTTTGTAGAGACTGATTTTGGAAAACGAGAAAGGTTTTATTTAAACAAATTGACCTATAACTTGATCACAGAACGGCCTGAAGATTTAGATCTTGTATTAGAAAGTGAGGTATAACATGGCAATTGTATATAATGATTTAACTGTTAGTTTAACGAAGCCAAACGACAACTTGATTGTTGAAATGGTAAGAGCTGATTCGGGACGAGGATTAAGAATATTTGTCAGTGATGATGTGATTACTAGTAATAGCTCAAATGTTGATGAATCTTTGCATGCGATTTTATGGACTAAAAAGCCGAGTGGATTAATGGTTAGTATTGGTTCTACATCTGTATCAAGGTTTGAAAACTCAAATGCATACGAAATTGAATTTTCAGATACAGAAGCTTTTCAAAATATCTTAGCAGAATTAGGGATTTGTGAATGCCAGGTGACATTAGAATCTAGTGGAACATTTGTCACAACTTTTAATTTTAAGATTAAGGTTGTTGATAATCTTGCAGCCCAGGAATCGTTAGAATCGACTGAAGAATACAAATCTATGATGGAATTGGTTGCGAAAGTAAATGCATATAAAAATGAATTAGAAAATTATGTGGCTCAATTTAAAAATCAACTGAAATTAACAGTTAATGTTAGATATGGTACTTCAGATCCTGTTGTACAAGATGGTGATAAAGCCGGAGATATCTATATCAAATATGAGGAATAGCGTATGACTGTTTTAGCAACATTACCATATAATCAGTATTTAATACTTACGTTTGAATCTTACAATGAGCGATATGAAGGTTCATATCCGAATTTAAAATTTAAAGCGGATGTAAGGTTTAAATATACCGGAAACTTCAAAATCCAAGCAACCAATGTTGTTACGCTTGGAGGACTTTCTAAAACTATTTCAAGATGGGATTTAAATTATATCCAGGATTCAGGATGGTATTATCTAGGACAAATTAATGAACCTATGTATTGCAATAGACAACGTTCTTTTGAATGGGGTGCAAGTTGTCAGGGATGGCCTAATTTATCAGGAATAGCAAGATTGACTACGCCTAAGATTGAATTGCCTACATATGAAGCAGAGGTAACAGATATTAATAGTACTTCAATTTCTATTTATGGAAGGTTAAAAACAAATCCTTACAATTTGTATACTTTGCGTATTTATTCAATGGCAACAAAAGAATTTATTGTGGATAGATTAAACGGAACACATATTGTAAGTGAATTGAAAGGCTCGACAAGTTATGAATTTCATATCGAGCCGTTTATGGCGGATTGCTCTGGATCATACTTGCTTCAGACAGTATTAGAAGCAACAACGTTAGAAGACTATAAAAAGATATCTGTAACGAGTGTAGATGTAACTATATCTCATATTGATGATAAGTATGATAAAGCAGTGTGCGTTGCACATACAACAGATGATGCACATGTTACAAAGAGTCATTGGGATTATGATGGTATGGGAAGTGATTTAACTTCAGATAATCTTACAAAGGAATTTAAAGTGCCGAATGGTAATGAGCGTAGAATGCTTGTTTATGTAACAGATACTTTAGGAAGAACAAGCAATTATTATTACTTTTATATCATTGCATCTGCATCTTATAGAGAAGTATGGGTGTTTGATGGAAATAATTGGAAAAAGGGAAAATCACTTGTTTTGAGTAGTGATGGAAAAACATTTGAGAAATGTAGACTTTATTGTGATACAGGATTGAAATGGAAGGGTGCAAAAAGATATGGAGAGGATTAAAAATGGAAATTAAAAGAGATCATATTTTCATAAATCAAGGAGATACAATTTATACAGATATTTTAATAAAGTATAAGAATGGACAAGTATTTATTCCTGGTAAGGCTGATTCTTTAGAGTTCATTATCTATAAAGATGGCAAAGAACTTATTAAAATTCCTATTGATGAATCTTTGAAGGTAATTTGCCAAACAGATGAACTTTCTGTTGGTGTTTATAATTGGATGGTTCGTATTGATGTGAATGGAATTAAAGAAACACCATTAAAAGGAATTCTTAAAGTGAAAGGAGACTAGAAATGGATGGATTGAAAGCAAGACTAAGTTTTGATGCGGTTGCTTATGATTATGATGATGAATATCTTACGATTGATACAGATACACATACTATTAATATTAATAATGTATCTAGATTGTTCGGAGTGCAATATGATGGAAATTCTAAACTGATTAAATTTAGAATCAGAAACAAGTTATCTGAAATTCAAAAAATGCAAGATTCAATTGTTTATATAAATTGGATTGATTCTAAGGGAGTTAAGGGTCAGTCAATTGCGATTAACAAAACAATTAGTAATGATATTTGTGAATTTGCATGGAAAGTACCATTTGATGCTTTGAAAAACTCAGGGGTTTTGCATTTTGCGATGAGCGCTGTAATTACAGAAGATAATTCAAGTGTGATTAATCAAAAATGGTCTACACAAATTGCATCTGTTACTACACCTGATGGAATTTATATTAAATCTTATACTCCTAGTAGCGAAGAAGAAGATAGAATTGCACAAATCTATAACGAGTTATCAAATATGATAAATACACAAAGTGAAAATTTGCAATCACAAGTTAATTCACTAAAGGAAGAGTGTGATTATTTAGAACGTAGCGCTATTAGCGAATTACAAGAGAATTTATTAAATGGCGTAACTATTTATAAAGGAAAAAATATAGATGGAAGCGGAAGAGAACCTTTAGTTGGTGATCCTAATTTTTGCTATACAGATTATATAGTAGTAACCCCTAGGGAAATGTATTATTTTGTTGGTAGAGGTTATATATTCTATGAATTTTATGATATCAACAAAAAATATATTAGGGGTACATATAAAGATATGGGTGCTGATATTGATACGTTAAGTGCCATTTCACCAGATGAAGCAAGATTTTTAAGATTATCGTTTGGTTTCAATTATGAGTACAGACCACGAGTTATAAATTATAAAATACGAAATTTAGTCGAAACTGTAGAAAAATTAAACACAGAAAAAATGCAAGATTTTTATTCGTTTAATTTTAGAAAAGAAGATTTGCTTGATACGTTTGCGATAAATCCAAATACAGGTCGTAATGAATATGATATTTCATATTATTGTACACCGTTTATGCGAATCCCAAGCAATGCAGTGAAATTATCAGTGACAGGCTATAATATTGGCGATAATGGGCTATATAAACAAATTGTTTTCTATGATAATGATTATAACTATATATCGGGGACTTTCAACAAAGACGAAGTATCAGTTCCAAAAAATGCAATATATGTTAGTTGTAGTTTCGGAAAGATGTATTTTGAAAACGTAAAAATTGTAGCAAAAAAAGAAAATGTTGAAAATTTCTATAATAAAAAAGAAATTGATTCTAAAATCGACAGTATTACATTAAAAGTTACCAATTCAGAAACTGAAATATCTTTAATTGATTCTAAAATCAGTTCAGCAGAAGATAAATTAGACGTAGAACGTAAAAGAATTGATAATTTCACGTCTTTACCAAATGGGTCAACGTCCGGTGATGCAGAATTACAGGATATGAGAGTTGGTGCCGATGGCGTTATTTATTCTAATGCAGGAGAAGCTTTAAGAAAACAAATTGAAGCAACGCAAAATCTGATTTCTGAACCAATCAAAACAATGTATAGATACTTAATGGTTAGTTTTGGGTATGACGAACAACACTTATCATTACTTGGCAGTGACGATTTGGAAACATTTTACTTGATAAACAAAAATGCTTATAACATGACAAAAGGAAGAACTAACGCTTTAAGAGACCCAGCTATAACTCAAATAGGAAAGTACTATTATATTGTATATTCAGATGGATATACAGATTCTACAAAATTATATATGTGCAGAACTATAAATTTTGTAGATTATGAAGAACTTGAGCCTATAGACATTACAAATGCAGACGGTTCTGAGCCTGTAGTGATTTGGGCACCTTGTTGGTTCAAACATGACGGAAAATTGTATGTAATTCTGAATAGTGACAGTGGGTTGCAAGGCACTCGATATGGAGAATATGATTATATTACGCACACTGTTTCTCCAACAAGTAAATTTAATTTTAAAGATTACCCTCAGACCATAGATGTGCATATTTATTATGAAAACAATTATTTTTACGCAATCATAAAAGATGAATCTAAACGTTATGATTCACTCCATATTTTAAAATCCGATTCATTATCAGGTGAGTTTGTTTCAGTTGGTAATAATTTACAGACATTTGGCTATGCTGAGGGTCAATTTGCAATTCGATTAGACAACGGAAAAATCAGAATTTTTGCAGTTGAGTTAGGTGTTGAAAATATTCCTATCAAATATGCAGATTTAGACACATTTGAATCAGAACCTAGTGAAATAAAAGCCATTAGATATGTTGGAATTGGTGAAAGCTACAAACTAAGTCATGCAACATATTGGGATTTTAACAAATTCGGTAGCGGATATGGTCTGCTAGGTTAATTAACTAAATAAGAAATTAGTAAATTATTGCATTTAAATAGAATGAAAGGTTGAAAGGAAAATTAATATGAGTGGAGAATATCTTAGTGTTATTATTTCTGCATGCATGCTTGTAATTGCATTTATTACGTATAATCGTGGCACACGAAAGATGGATGGAGAGCAAATATCCAATATGGCATTTTTGAAGAATGAATTGGAACATATTAAATCGGATTTAGGTGATATAAAGGATTCAATTTCAGAAATAAAAAAAGGAAGCAATTCAATGGAAGTGGAGCTTTCAGAACTAAAACAACAAATAAAAACTTTGTTTAATCGTGTAGAAGCGTTGGAGGAACGTAATAAAAATGGATATTAAAGATACAAACAAGAAACTTCAAAATGTAGAAGAAAAAGTAGATAACATTTATGGTTTTTGTTCAAAATTAATTGATCGAAACTATAAAACAAGTAGAACGATTATTACAGTATTGGTTTTAGTGATTATTGTTCTTTATTCTACCATTGTTTGTCGTGGTTATTGGAAAGATGATCATGTGAATAATTGTTCTTGCGAAGCTAATTCAAACCAACGAATTTAATTAAGGTGGTGGTTTATATTAACAAAGCTAACAGATTAAAAGAGATACGTCCTAATGATGCATTAATACTTATCAAGTCTGTTGGATTAAGAAAGAAATATGAACAGGTTTTGATTATGAGATACGTATATGACATGTCATGTACCGAAATTGCAGATGCATTACATATGGAAGTACAAACCATAAGGAACAGAGTATGCAAAGCAAGAAAAATGTTTGATAAATATGTGAGCAATCTATAATGGTTGCTCATTTTATTTTGGGTATTTTATGAGTATTATTCGAGTATTAAATTATTTGTTGCGTAACCATATAATTAAAGCGTAATAAAGAGGTGGTTGAAATGTATAACAATTATAATCCAGCACAAGCACGAATTGACAGTTTGATGCAGCAAAGACAAATGATAGATCAACAAATTCAGCAAGTACAACAGTATGCAAATATTCCACCTATCAACATTAATAATCAGATTACACCACAACAACAAGGTAATTTTGATTTTAATGGAAAATGGGTGAACGATGAGCAGGAAGCTAGAAACTTTGCGAATGCAAATTTACCAACGATTTTATTTGATAACAATAAATCTATTTTTTATATGAAATCTTTAGATGGAACATTTAAAAAATTTAAATTTGAAGAAATCACGGAAGATACTTCTAACAGTATTGAAAATCGTGTAAATGGAATCGAAAAGAAATTAGATGATTTGATATGTGCATTAAGCAAACCACCAAAACAAGCTAATGAGCAACCAAAGAAAGGAGCACAAACAAAATGAATCCTTTAAAAAGTATTATGGGTAATATGAATCCAATGAATATGATGAATATGGGAAATCCCCAACAAATGTTAATGAATATGCTATCACAGAAAAATCCACAAGCATTTCAACAATTTCAAATGCTTATGAACAGTGGCCAAAATCCACAAATGATTTTAAATCAGATGATGGGTAATTTAAATCCACAACAAAAGCAACAACTTCAACAAATGGCAAAACAGTTTGGAATCAGGTAACAACGGATAAACCGTTATTATAGAAAGAAAGGAGAACATATATGATGGAAAACGGAATGGGAATTCAACCAACTTACAACTTAGCCGAAAGAAATGACGGCTTTGGAGACGGAGGAGGTTGGTGGATTTGGATCTTGCTAATCTTCGTATTATTTGGATATGGAGGATATGGCAACGGAAACCTAACAAATGATTCTTTATTAAATGAAGAATTCATTAAACGAGATATTTTTAACACAAACACAAATGTATCTCAAACAGGTTGTCAAACTCAACGTGATGTATTAGAAAGTCGCTATACTAATCAGTTAGGACTTCAAAACTTGCAAGCTCAGCAACAAGAATGCTGCTGCAACACTCAACGAGCAATTGACAATGTAAATGCTCAAAGTTTCAAAAATACTTGTGACATTACAACAGCAATTCATTCAGAAGGTGAAGCAACACGTGCGTTGATCAATGCAAACACTATGCAAGAATTACGTGATCGTTTAGCTGATCGTGATCGTGAATTATTGACGGCTAATTTCCAATTAAGTCAACAGGCACAATCAGCAAACATCATTAATACTTTGCAACCAACACCAAAACCAGCTTACATTACATGTTCACCATATTACGCTTATAACAACGGATGTGGATGTAATGGCTACAACAACTTATAATCTAGCACATATGTGATTAGGCAATTGCCTTTGGATTTAACGGGATAGTCAAAAGGCTATCCCTATTTTAATAGGAGGATAAAAGAAATGATTAATAGTATTGCTACGGCTGTTCAGACAGTCGATAATTCAAATAATGTTTTGTTTCCTACAGATCGTGTAAGATCAAAATCATGCCAGTGTCCATGTAAAGGATGGTTGGCACACGATCTAGGAAGTGGATTGTTTACACTAACAAAGCCAGGTATCTATGAAGTAACTTATACTGCGGATATTACGAGTGCAGCGGCAGGACAAGCTTCTTTAGTACTTGAACTAAACGGAGAAGCAATTGGTGGAACACAATCTATTTATACTGTTGCAACTGCAAATGCATACGGAAATGTAAGTGGAGACACTCTAATTCAAGTTCCATGTGGCGCATCTTATACAATTGCATTAGCAAATGACAGTGGTTTAGATCTATCTATTCAAAATGCAAACATTATCATTAAAAAGATTGCGTAGGTGAAAAATATGCATAAAGCAATGGAAGTTAATGAAAAGATAATGCATGAGTCAGTAAACATGTTAGAGAAATATGGATATGCAGAATCTTATTTCCATGCATTATCTCAAGCTTTGGATAATATCAAAGATATTGAAACTATAGAAGCAATGAGAAATAAATATCAAATTGAGATAGGGAAAGATGGAGTTTCAACTGTAGCCCGATTAAAAGAAGATAATGATGGATATAATATTCATGATCCAGAAACAGAAGATATTGTTTATAAGCTTGCGGAACATTTGAAAAAATATAAAGCGTTCAAAGAAGAATATAAGCGTACAAAAGGCGAGATGGATTTGGAAAAGTCTCATCGTGAATTAGATAAGACTATGAAATGTATGCAACAAATCGTAACTATGATTCATGGATGCGTTGATTCAGATGAAGAAAAAACAATGATTAAGACACATATACGAGACATGTTTAATATGTATCAATAAGGCCGTTAAATACGGTCTTTTATTTTGTACAGTGTACAAACGATTTAAATACTATTATTAGGATAGGAGGTATTTGTAAATGAAAAAATATAGTAAAGAATGGTGGGTTCAATATGGCTATTATGCAAGTATCAGAGCATTAAAGACAATTGCTCAAACTGCTGTTGGTGTTATTGGAGCATCTGCATTATTGGAAGCCGTTGATTGGCGAGTTGTAATTTCGTCAGCGGTTTTGTCAGGCATCGTCTCGTTGCTGACTAGTATTGGCGGATTACCTGAAATTAGTGTACCGGAGGAATAATAATGAATGATGAAGAAAAAGTAGTAGATTATGAGAATCTATCAGAAGAAGCAAAAGAAGAATTAAGCAATGGCAAGGAAGAAGGTGTAGATGAAGAATGTCGTATTCCGGATTAGCAACATATTGTAACAGAACATCACAACATTATGATGGTCGTTTTGGATATAAGGTTTGTAAAATCACTCCACACTACATGGCTGCGGCATGGAGTGGTAAACAATGTGCAGATTATTTTGCACGAAATACTCGTCAAGCATCTTCCAATTATTGTATTGGAATTAATGGAGACATTGCATGCAGTGTTGATGAAGAAAATGCTGCATGGACAAGTTCAAATTGGTTGAATGATTCTCAATCAATTACAATTGAATGTGGAAACATTAATAACGCAACTGGAGAAATGACGCAAGCTACTTGGGATAGCTTGGTGAACCTATGTGTTGATATTTGTAAACGATATGGATTTAGATTGAACTATACAGGAAATTCTAGCGGATCATTGACTATGCACAAAATGTTTTCGGCTACATCATGTCCTGGAGCATGGTTGGAAGCACGTATGCCACAATTGGCTAATGAAGTAAATGCAAAGTTAGATGGAAAGGTTGAAACACCAAAACCTACAACTCCAAGTGGAGAAAAATATTCAGTTAATTTACCTATCTGTACAAACACATTGAGTGTGAATTGCTACGGAACTTCTACAGTTAAAAAAGGTGATTGGTCAGGTGTCATTGGTAGAGTAATTAAAGGAACAAAATATCCATATCGTGTTGATCGTAATGGAGTAGCGATTGGATGGACTAATGATGCTGGTATTGATACAGATCCCCATACACCAGTAGGCGCTACACAGTCTAGCGCAGAAACTATCGACCAAATCTTGCATGAAGGAAGCTATGTTACATCTGTACATATGAAAATTGGCAACCAAGGCTTGAAGAAAATTGGCGATGATTTATGCTGCTACTTGTCTAAATTAGGAGGTTGGTTTCCTATTCGTATGGTAGATAAAGTACCAAATTCAGATGGATATAATGACAATGTACTGCATACCACAAATGCAGTAGTCTACGTATCTAGAATCAGAGTCGATGCAGTGAATGTTCAAAAAAATATTGTCAAGATTGGTGGCGTTTGGGTTGATCCAACACCGTTAACAGAAATTGAATAAAAAAAATATAAAAAATTGTTTGACATAATATAGTTTATACTGTATTATCTTTCTTGCGTGAAGCAGTGAGGTACATTTTGGGGTACAAAACAACAAAGTGCTATCAAAACACGTAGATAATGATGTAAATAACATCAAAAATCAATTGATATGAGGTATTTATATAATCCCCTCATCTGCTCCATTGAAATTTAAGCCTTTATTTAAAGGCTTTTTTATTTGCCTTGGGGTATATTGGGGTATAATTTGATATTAAAATATTGAATTATACCCCTTTTTTGCATATTATGGACATATAAGAGGGCACAAAAATGGCAGTGGAATTAGATAGGAAAACAGGAAAATATATGTTTGCCGGGAAAATATATAAAGATGGTAAATGTATAAAGAGATATCGTAAGCGTGGTTTTGATTCTAAATGGGAAGCACAAAAAGCTGAGATTGAATTTAGGAAAGATTTCTTTATGCTTCCATCAGATATGAATTTTGATAGACTATATAAAGCTTTTAAAGAATATAATAAAAAATATGTAAAAGAATCAACACTAAAATCAGATGAATATTTGTACAATGTTCTTTCTAAGGAAATGAAAGATATTGATTTTCTAGATAAAAGGCAAATGCAAAACTTGATCAACAAATTTGATGAGAAATATTCAAAAGCATACGTATCAAGAATATATTTCTTTTTAAATAAGCTATATAAATTTGGTGTTACTTCTGAATACATTCCAACCAATCCAATGACATATGTAAAACGTGATCTTAGATTGAATGAAAGAAAAGAAGAAATGACAATATGGCAGCAATATGATTTTGATTTATTCATTGAAGAAGTGGATGAACAAATGATGAAATGCTTTTATTCTGTTTTATTCTATATGGGATTACGAAAAGGTGAAGCCATGGCCCTACAATGGAAGGACATTGATTTTAGAAAACAAACTATAGACATCAACAAAACATATAGATACAAAGAGAAAGACCCTAATAAATGGCTTACACCGCCAAAAACAAACAATAGCTATAGAACTATCACAATGCCTAATACATTGTCTAAAATGCTTCGAGAATGGTTTTTAGAATGTTCTAAATGGGATGATTTCACAAAAGATAAATTTGTATTTGGATACTATAAACCAATATCACCTCAAACGGTACAAAGAAGATTTGATGATGCATATAATAAGGCAAAAGAAAAAGATGATGGATTGCCTAAAATAAGAATTCATGATTTTAGACATTCACACGCATCATTTCTAATTAATAACATGGCTGGAGCTGGATTCTCAGATTTTGACATAGCCAAACGCTTAGGAGATACAGTTGAAACATTGCACAATACATATGCACACTGGTTTGATACAAAAGATAAGAGCATTGTTGATATGATGAATAAGTTGTTATAAAAAGTGATATTAGATTACACAATGTTACAAAAAAGTACAAAATAGGAGAAATTTGATTGAAATTCACTAGCAAATAATGTAATATACGGATGAAGATAAGCTTGCTGCTCTATCTTGTTTGTCACAGATTAGGTTCTGTTAAGCTATGATTAAGTATTGTGTTCCAGCATGCATAGTGCTTATAGCTTCTGTAGGGTTGTTTGTGTTCACCTCGAACTGGATAGGTCTATTGGCTGAAAGAAAACATTCTGATTGTGTATGTGAGGATAGAAAGATGGCTATCGCGCACGAAAGTGTCAAGGGTAGGAATGTAAATTCTGATGAGATGTGGGAACTATCGCCCCACCATATACACAAATTGTAGGCCTTGTTAATGCAACAAGGCCTTTACTTTATATTTGGGAGATATAATCATGAATAAATCGAAAAAGATGTTATATAAAATAACAGATGAATACATAGAAATGTTTGGATTGGATGAATCATATAAAGATAAAACTATTGCTTTGTATGATGATAGAATAAATCATATAGAAAGACACAGAGAAGATTTTAATGATCCTTTGTTTTTAGATATTGTTTTCAGAGATTTATCATTGATTGTTTCTAATCCAGATTTTATATCGGAGGACAAAAAGAATAACAGCTTACAAATTGTCAAGAAAATGGAAGACAATGTACTAGTTGCAGTTAGAATAAGTTCAGGGCCAATATTAAAAATTAAAACGATTTATCCAATAAATGAAACTAAATACAATAAATTAAAAACAAATAAATTATAATAGTTAGAGGTGTATATGAAGATAATAGATTATGTAATAAAAGGACTTAAAAATATAAACTTGTTTCCAAAGGTTGAGATTAAAATAGGATCGTTTTATGACGACTATATATCATTATCTAATGATTGGAATATAGTTGGTGAAGATATTAAACAAGTTATGAAAGAATACAAAAAGAAAAACAGATAGTGTATGCTGCTCAACACCACTATCTGTTTTTCATTCTCTGCTAATCTTTTCTTGAGGAAATAGAAAAAAGCCTAAAATATTTATCATGTACACATGAATAATAACATCACATTTTAAAAAGAGTAATGAAAAATGCAAAATATTAATAAATATTTACAAAACAAAATTAGTTAATAATATAACCAAAAGTTCATTAAAAATTCTACCCCCCCCCCGAAAAAAATTCAATACTGGCAATGTGATATATAACCATTTGCACTTTTTAGTATTATATTTGCACAATTTAATACAAAACAGGCATTGACATATAAAATTTAAGACTTATTATATATTATAATAAGGAAAACGTTTTTCTTTTTATTCATAGAAAATGAATGGAAAGGGATGATCTTATGGAAAGGGATTTATGGATAAAAAAATTAATTATCCTGGCAGAAAAGCTTAACGTGGATGATCTGCAAATTCTGTATAATCATGCACAAAGACTTCTGTTATCATCTAAAAATGAATAACACTAATACCTATAGGTATTTACGCGCAAATTTAAAAGAAGGATACTAAATGGAAGAAAAAAAGAGAATCTCAATTGCAGAACGATTTGAAGGCTATGAAGGCGAAACCAAGCAAGAAGAAATATGGTCTGATGAAGTAGTTGGCAAAGAAGAAATATAAGCTAGGGAATTTACCCTAGCTTATATTTTTAATATCCGTTTTGTGTTACACCATATTCTGCTTGTTCTTGTGTATAACCTTCATAAATCAATTGATCTATTAATCCTTGTCGAGAGAAGGACGATATGTCTAAATATTCTTTTGCTGATTTAGCGGCCTGCTCGTTCCAGTTTGCGTTGCAGTTATCAGCTGCATAAGTGGCTTCCTCTGTTGAGTAACCTTCATATTCTAGTTGATGAATTAATCCTGAATAAGAGAATGCAGAAATATTTAAATATTCTCTTGCAGTTCTTAGTGCATTTTTTTCTCCTGTTGTTGGAGATGGAGTTGATGCATTTGAATTTGTACTTGGAGTAGTTGTAGTTGGTGAAGAAGATGAATTGTTTGAAGAAGAATTTGAAGTGGTTGAATTTGTATTGCTTTGTTCTTCTTCCTCTTTTTTATCGTTAACAACTACATTATCAACAATGTTATCAAATTCATTTTCGTAATCGTATTTCAATCCTTCGTTAGGCTGAATTAATATCATACTGATAAATGATGTTTTATTGTTATTTGATAAAAGATATATAAAGCATTTTGACGGTGTGCTTGTATCGTTGTCACTGTCATCATCATTTAACGTCAAATTTCCTGTTGTTTCTGAATAATATACAGTACGACCAGCTCTTTTTAATGTTCTTATTCCATAACTTGTATCGGTATCTTCCATGAAATCATCTCTGTCTTTTAAAGCATCCATAAAGGCATCCGCTGCTTCACTATTCAATTCCATATCCATTAAAGTGATGGTTAAAATAGGATATCCTTCATCCGCCCTGAATGATAGCCCTTCTTTTGTACTTACGACATTTTGAAAATACTCAGGTAAGTATATAGTAAAATCACCAATTTCAAAAGAATTTGCTTTTAAATCATCTGATTCTCTGTCAGTTATTTCTTCTGTTTGATTGTTGGCTTTAACTCTTTCTTTGTAGCTTGTACATCCTGTGCACATGGATAGTGCAAGCGTAGCAATCCCAATAGTTTTGAATAATTTCATTTTTTAACCCTCGTTCGTTTACGCCTAGTAAACGCTTTCTATTTCTTACGATAATCATACAATAAATCTAACCAAAAAAGAACAACCTATTTGTTGTTCTTTTCTTTTTCTCTTCTTGCTATTTCTCTTTCAACAATTGAATTTAAATAATCGGCAACTTGTTGTCTGACTTCTTCGGGCGCTTCCAAATATCCTCGAACAAGTGGCCGTTCTTTTTCAGTTAAGCCATAATCTTCCATGATTTGATCTATCTTTGACTCAGGAATGGAAATAAATTTATTTTCACCAATACCTTCTGTTAACCAAGCATAGTCAATATTATATTCACGACATATGGATCTAATAACGATTTCTGATGGATGATGAAGTCCTTTTTCGATGTTATTAATAGAACTTCTTGAAACTCCGATAGGAGCACCAAATTTTTCCATGCTTAAATTCAATTCTTGTCGAATCTCTTTGACTCTTGAACCGATATTATCATCCATTATTACATCACCTCAATCTAAATGTATTATAGCGTTTTAGCTTTCAAATGTATATAAATAATACAAAAAAATATTATTTGTCCATTGAAATGTATTATGATAATGCTATAATGTTTACAGATAATACATTTAATACATAAAATGTATTATGAAAGGAGGGATGTGATGTCAGCTGATGAAAATGTCAAAGAAGCCTTGGAGAAGCTTGAGAAGATGGGTTATGACATCGAAGAGTATGACCAAGGATATATCGCGTGTATTTTGACTCAGAGCAAAAGAAAAGACTCAGAAACGGACTCAGATAAACATCCCGAGTCCGATAGTTCTTTGAAAACTGAATAGTGGAAATTTTCGCCATAATCCGTTTGACATAACTACGTACATATGTCATTATATATGTGCGACAAATCAACGTACAAAAGTATGTTGTTCATTGGGAAAGGAGCGGTATGAATGAAGTCGCAAAGTCTAAGATGGGAAGACCTGTAATAGGAGAACCAAAAAATGTTAGAACAGAGATTCGGTTTGATAAATCAACTTTAAATAAACTTGATGAACTCTGTAAAAAAGAAAAAATGAGCCGTTCTGAATATGTCAGAATGCTCATTAACAAAGTAAAATAAAAATAGGGAACGTGATTTAGTTTGGCGACCGAACACGAACCCTAGAAAATCGGATGTTGATGTGTTTCATTGTTTGCGACAAATTCACATCATCATCAAGGCACAAGGCCACTAGTAGTATACCATGTTTTATACGTACAAAACAAATGTAAATTTAGGCCTTGTGTAAAATTCCACTATTTAGGTTTACACAGGGCTTTTTATATTTTATGGAGAATGTTATGGAAAAAGGAAATGTAATTACCTCCGCTTATTATGCAGATAATAAGATTTACGAGGTAGGAATTGATTTATCACTAACTCCTTACGATTTATTTGAAATTTCAAAGAGAGAAGATTATCAATCTCTAAAGACCTTCCTTCATAATTACGGAATATTAAATAAACGTAATTTGACGTCCTTGGATTCATTTGAAAAGGAAGTGCAGGAGAATATTGAGCTTTACCGCCTTCAACTTTAATGAGGGTCGGTTCTAAGAGAACAGGATATTCTTTATCGTTATCGGCAATGGAAATGTTTCTTATTTCTATATCACAGTTTGAATCGTTTATAAGGTGAATATAGAGCAAAGTAGTTTTATTTTGTAACTCATAATCAATTACTTTTGAGTTAAAACGTATGATTCTAAAACTAGGAATAATTTTATTGACGATATCGAGTAGTGATTTAAAAGTATTTAGTAATTTCATGTGTTATACCTCCGTATCAATTATACACATGAACATAACGGAAAGGAGAGCAAAAAGAAATGAAAGCGTACGTAACTGTGAAGGATGTACTTCTGGTTTTACCTGTAAAGGATACACAAGCCAGGAAGATTTTACATAATCTACGCAGACAAAAAGATAAAAAGGGTGAAATATTTGAAGGATCATATCGAGACACTATGCTTGGAAAGACTCTTGCAGTTCCTACTCCGTTGTTTGTTGAATACTTCCCTGAAACCCGAAGTGCTCTTAATGACATTTGGAAGGAACAAATAAAAAGCACTCTTGGACAAGAGTGCTAGGGCAGCAGCCCTGTATAAATTAGCCACATGTTTATTATATCACAGTTTCTAAAAGGAGAAATAAAAAATGAATATTGTTAAAGCCACTAAGCTGGCAAAGAAAAGAAAAATGGGAATGGTACGTAAGAATTCATTCCTCACAACTGTAAATGGCTATTTAGTGCCGTTTGATAATGCTATTTATGGCTATGGCGCTTATATTCCTTTTAAAGGATATATTGTTCGCATGGCAGGTATTACAACAAAAGATATTTTGGCTAAGGATTGGATTTTGGTGAAAAGAATAGATCATCAAGATAGAGCATATTCGATTCATGAAAGGGTAAGACAAAAAGAAAAGCACTCAAAAGAGTGCTAATACTTATTCTATCACACTGAATACGTAATAAATGAAGTTGTCAGCGTTCATAAATGAACGGATGTAACCGTCATCACCTAATTCGTGAAGTGCTTTTTTGACTTGATCTTCAGAATGAGTAGGGAACGCATCGATGACATCTTCTAAACTGCATAGTTTTTCTTCTCCACGTTTGTTTTCTAGGACAAATTTGTGGATTTGAATTGCTAAATCAGACATTTCTTTTCACCTCCAATCACTATTATATAAGGAGATATAAAATGGCAAAAGAAAAAGAAAAAGAAACTTGGGAGATTCCAAGTTTCGACAAGTATGAATTCTATAAGTTAGATGACAAGATTGTCATGAATGAAAAACCTAAACCAAAAAATTATGTAGTTGCGTGTACATTCATTAATATCGCTTTACTTGCATTGAATGTATGTGTGTTCTTATCTACTAAGATCTTGGTTACAACACTTGTCCAGGTAGTTAAGTAATATGACTAAGGATGAGTTACAAACAAAAATTGACGGGTTTATTGAAGAAGAAACAGCGGATGAGAAAAGTAAGAATACCATTCGTAAATACAAGTATGTTGCTACTTTGTTTGTTAACTCATTGCCTGATGGTGAAATACAAAAGAGCGATATAGTTGGTGTGAAAGATAAACTGCTGCATGATTATAAAATCAGTACAGTAAACAACTATATTGTGATCATAAACAAATTTATTAAATATAGCGAAATCATTGATTCAGATGATGATTTTAATTTTCTTAAGCTAAAGAAATATTATTCAAAGAATTTATTGAAGAACGTGAGAGTCCAGAAAGATGATTCTTTGGATGATATTTTAGAGCCTAATGAATTTCAAAGGCTATTGAAAAAAGCTCGTGAAATCAATCGTATGGACTTATACGAGATTATGAAGGTGTTTGGGTATACGGGCATTCGTTTGAGCGAACTACAGTTCTTTACTGTAGAAGCAGTAACGGATGACAATGTGTATGTTATGAACAAAGGAAAAGGTCGAGGAATCATTCTACGTTCAGACTTGCGGCGAGAGCTTCTAAAATATTGCAAGGACAACAAAATTGAAGAAGGGTGTATATTTACATCTTCTGATAAGAAAAGTCCTGTAAACGCTCGTGTGTTGTCTAGAGACTTAAAGATGGTTGCTGGTAAATGCAGAGGAATTAAGCTTGGTAAAGTACATCCTCATGCATTCAGACATTTGTTTGCGATTCAGTATTTGATGCAGAATGGTGAAAATGCGATTGCAGAACTAGCTGACATTTTGGGCCATTCTAGTTTAGAAACTACAAGAATCTATGTTCGCACAACACGGAAAATGAAAAAGCAGAATCTTGAATCATTGAGCTATGCGAAAAGAAAGTAGGGAATGGAATGGATGTTAAATTTGCAGTGGATGTTGGATGGATGGTAACAATCACGATTGCTTTTATTTTAGAATTTATTGAAACTAAATTCTATGACTATAAAGACGATATTAAAAGACATGCAATTCAGTATTTTAAATTTTGGTTCTATGGACATGCATGTGCATTTGGACTATGTCATGCGTTTCTTTCAATTTGATCTAGAAAGAGACTGAAAGAGTCAGATATATCAGCCAACATGTTAGTGAATTCCAATTCAGATTTAATATTAGATTTTTTTTGATCTAACAAATACGTATTAACTTCATCCATTTTATCATGTAGTTCTTTGTCAGGGATTAGCATTCGAGATTTTAAATAGGCAGCACGATATTCTTTTAATAAAGTGTTCCCATCTGATCTATTGTATCTAGCGGCTTTGTCTAAATAATCAGAGAAAACACTTAATAATTGATTGTAATGCTCTTGAGTAATTGGTGCACGAGCTTGGATTATAGAAACAAGTTCCTTATTAGCAGCTATAATTTTCTCTACTTTAATCGACTTATGAAGGCCTACACAAGATGGAATTATCGCGACTATATAAGGCCACGATTTAAAAGCAAAATTTAAAAAATCATTATCAAATTTCATATAAATATACCTCTTTTCGAGGTAATTATACAAGACGGGAGAAATAAATGAAAGAAGCTACTAATGCTAATACAGGTGATGTTATCCAGGTTCAAAATGCATCATATGAGGTTCTACAGGTAGTTCCTGATGCAGTTTATATGTTTGAAGAATATGGAATAACAGCTGCTCTTGTACAAAGAAAAAATGTTTCTTGTATGGGTGCAGCATATCGTTTTTATCAGGTGGATGGAAGGCTTTATGAGCTTGTGATTCTACCTAAAAGTAATACAAGGAATAGAAAGAAAATAGAGACGATGTCTTTATTTTGAGGATAAGAAATGAAACACAGTTTTGAAATTGCAATTGCCGACAAATACGGCATTGAAGTTGCTGTTGTATTTGATATGTTTTGTTTTTGGATCAACAAAAATGAAGCAAATAATTACAACTATCATGATGGAAAATATTGGACGTTTAATTCTGCAAAAGGATTTAAAAAATTATTTCCATACTGGAGTGAAAAAAAGATACAAAGAATACTTCAAAAAATGGTTGATGAAGATTTGATTATCAAAGGAAATTACAATGAAAATCCTTGGAATCAAACAAGCTGGTATGCATTTGGAAATATGGGTGAAAAGTTAAAAAATGCTTTATCTATCGATTGGTCAAATTTGTCCAATGCATTTACCGAATCTGTCCAATGTACAAAAGACAAATCTGTCCAATGTACAAAAGACAAATCTGTCCAATGTAAGACAGTTAATAAAACATTTATATACACAGTTAATAATAAAAGAAATATAAAAGAAAGTTCCGACGACACTGATTTATCAGCATCAGAAACAATCCCTTATGTTGAAATTATTGACTACTTGAATTCTAAATGTTCAAAGAATTACAAACACAGTAATCGTATTGCTAGAGATAAGATTCATGCTAGATGGAATGAAGGATTCAGATTAGAAGACTTTAAGCTTGTGATTGATGTTAAAGCTTCTGAATGGGTAAACGATACAGAGATGAACAAGTATCTAAGACCTGACACGTTGTTTGGATCTAAGTTTGAAATTTATCTGAACAGTGTAGCACCTAAACAAAAAACAAATAATTTTGTGATCACGAAAGGAATGAAGATGTAATGCAGTCAGTTAGTGAAATAATCCAAAAACAAAATGATGCAAACAATGAGAAATATCTTAAAAGCAAACATTGCCAAAGCAATTGTGATAAATGCATGGCGGCAGGTGCATGTGGTATTTGGGAAAAGCCAGCGTATTACGACGGGAAATACTTGGTAGCTGCAACAAAGGTATTTTGTTCAAAAAGAAATGACTGTGAGAAACTATCAAGCTATCGCAGTGAGTGGATTGAGAAAAACAAAAAGAACAGTGGGCTAGGTGATTTGTTGAATAAACGAATCAATAGCTTCAATGCATCAGATCCTTGGCAGGAAGCAATCAAAAAAATGGCAGTGAATTACATCCAGGATTGCAAAAACAATTTTGCAGAACATATGCCTTGCAATTGGTTGATGTTTTTAGGACAGAGTGGATGTGGGAAAACACATCTATGTTCTGGAATCAGTAATTGGTTGTTAGAACAAAATAAACGTGTTCTGTACGTCAGATACATTGAGTTGAGCAATTCTATTAGCAACTTTGATTATTCGCTTCTAGAACGTGCTAAACACGCTCAAATCTTGTATCTAGATGATTTGTTCAAATCTAGTGCAAATCGATTGGATGATAAAGCAATCTTTGATTTGATTGATTATCGCTATAACAACAACATGCAGACGATCATATCATGCGAAAGAACTAGCCAGGAAATGATTGATATCAATGAAGCAGTTGTTGGAAGAATTGTTGAAAAGTGCAATGGTTTCTTCTTTGAAATTGAGAAAGAGCCTGGAAAGAATTATAGGTTGAACTGATGGCAAAGAAAAAACATAAAGTTCTTAGAAGAGTAAGAACGAAGGGTGTTGTTTATTTGATGCAAAATCCGGATGATCCATTAGATATCAAGGGTGAGGTAACAGATTTAGAAGTTATGGCAACCCTAAAAATTAAACAATCTAGATTTGATCATTATGTTTCGGTGTTTGCACCGTTTTATAGAGGTTGTGTTTTGATTGAAAAAGAAACAAAAGACAAGAGATATCTAACAAATGATCCGGTTTTGATTCTTACCACAGAAAGTGGCAGAAAATACTATGCATATCCAGATTGTACAGTAAGATACACAAAAAAAAGCGGTGGTATGAAAACACTGTCGAATTATAAGCATAAAACAAAATGGAAGGTAAAGATAAATAAAAAAGAAGTGAATGCAGCCAGGATATTCGCAAAAGCTTTTATAAAGAGAGATTTAAATTCAGATGATTGCGTTCTTGTTTATGGAAATGAACTCAAGTTAGATGCGATTGATGTTGTTGATAGAAGCAAATGTGCAAGCATAACAGGTTCTTTAGCAAGTTCAAGATATGAAAGAAAAAAAATCGGACTATATAAACATGGTGTATTGGTTAGATCTTGGCCATCGAGCAGGAAAGCGGCTAAAGATTTATTTTGCAGCTATCAAACTGTTTTAGATACATGTCATGGAAAAGTGAAAAAGCCATCGTTTGATGTTCGATTTTTATAAGGTAAATATGGCACGAAAAATATATGGAATATACAAGGATGATCTTCCTGCTTGTATCGGAACAGAAGATGAATGTGCGGCATTTCTAGAAACAACGATCAATGGATTTAGATCAATGCTTTCTAAGCAGAAAAAAGGAATACAAAAGCGTTCAAGAGAAGGATTTATAATCGTAAAAATATGTGAAGAATTGGAATTGGAGGAAATAGAATGATGGAATCAAAAGTGATTGAAAAATTCATGGAAGAAAATGGTTTAGAACCATATGATGCATTTGATGCGGATGGTGAGCTAAAAAAATACAATCCATGTTATTTTACTGAAGAATTAGAATTACGATCAATGTATCTTGATTTTAAAGGTGTTGATAGTCCACTTTGTGCAATTTGGTTACATAGACTATTAACCGGGAAAGATCATGTAAAGCATAAAAGAACAAAAGAAAATAATTCGGAAGTTGTTGCTGAAGAAAAGAGAAATGTTGTTTGTAAGGTATCTGTTAAAGGATATGTTATGTCGGATGAAGAATTAGATTATTTAAGAAAAGCGTGTCATTTAGCAAGCAATGTTGCGTTTGAAAACGACGAAAAAAACATTTATAGAAAATTAAATGAATATTTAATAACAGGTGAAAGATCCTAATGTTAGAAGGAGTAAGCACCAATTTGTTAGGCGTTAGATACGCAGAGGTATAGCATGATAAAGAAATGCAAAGTGTGTGGCAAAGAGTTTGAAACTAAAAGCAACAGAGCGATTTATTGTAGTGATAAATGCAAACGTGCAGCTATTAGAGAAAAAGAAAAGCCTACGCTAATTAAAAGAGCAAAGGATATGTCTAGAGATAAAAATAAAGTTTACTCATTGTATCAATGCAAATGTGCGATATGTGGATGGCAGATAAGCGAAAATTTGGTCATTCGCAAAGGGAAAGCATTGCCTTCATATGGTTGTGAAATACACCACATTGTACCTGTTTCAGAAGGTGGTAGTGGAGAACTAGATAATCTGATTATGTTGTGTCCTAATTGCCATAAAAAAGCAGATTACGGAGTTATTACACGTGAACAACTTAGAAAAGCTCAAAAAAAAGAATGTGATAATGAAGATTTTAGCAATAGACCTGAGTATATGATTGCTAAATTACTAGAATTATAGAAGGAGCTAAGATGGAAAAATATTTATTTAAATCGAATATATTCGCTCAATTAAAGGAAAGAAAAAAGCAAAGAGAAGATGCTATAAAAATAAATACTTTTATCAGATTAGATAAAAGCAGTGCTTCTGAAATTGATAAACAAATTGAGCAGACTTATTTATCTTTACAAAAGAATATTAAATTTGTCTGTACGAATAAAGACTTGATGAACAGTATGCTAGATGAATTAGACTATATTGTTTACGCATCAAAGCTATACGGTGGAAAGCACGTTATGGAAGAATTAGATAATCGTTACAGAAATAAATTAATGAGTTAAAAGGAGAATGAAAATGAACGATATTAAAATACCTTCAATTGAATTTGTTCGATTGAAAAAAGGAATGACAGATAGTGAATTAAATGATTACATAGCAGAAAATGATGATTATAGTTTTTTAGTTTATCTTAGATACAAATATGATTTTGAAGAAGAATGGACGTATTCGACGGAATGTGCAGCGTGGAATGCTTGCGAAGATTGTGTAAGTTGGTTAAATGATTGGTATGAAGGACAACAAAATGTCGAGTATTTGGCTATAAGCAGATTAGAAGAAGAAACTTGTACCAACGAATCAGAATATAATTTAGTAGATGGATTTGAATGTTCAAATTGTGGAATTATTATCGAAAATTATAACGAAATCGAAATTGATGAAGATTATCCAGAAGATAGATGTATGAAAGAATACGCACCGAGATATTGTCCAAATTGTGGCAGAAAGATTGTAGATTGAGGTGGATTTAAATGACAAAAGAAAATTATCAAGATGCAATAATGAGAATGTACGACTTTTGTATATCATCAAACCATCCTGCGCAAATAAGAGAACAATTTACTCAAGATTTGGATTTTTTAGCTAAATTAGCAGAGGAGCATTTTGAAGAAAAAGCAGAAACTAATTACGAACACTTCAAAGATGAAATTGTGCAAAATGTTAAATATAATTTAGCGGTAGTAAATGGCGAGCCTAAACCATGTGAAGATACAAATTGTGACGAATGCGATTTCAATTGTGACTGTTGTGGAGAAAAAAGATTTGAATGGTTGGCAAGTCCATACAAAAAGCCAACATACAAATTAACTCAATTTGAATATGATTTATTACAGCATTTCTCGGTTGATTTTAAGTTCAAGGAAATGGGTTTACTAAAAGAAATGAAAGAAAAAGGACATTTCAAGAATATTAATGGTGACGAATTGATTAAAGATATTCTAGAAAGTTGTGAGGTAATCAAATAATGCAGAAAGCTATATTACTGAGTTTAGATGATACGTATGAAGAAGAATTGATTAGTAGTACTGGTAAACACAAAGAAGATTACATCGGTCAAGTTGGTAATATTGTTCATCAGCAAAACATTTGTGTACTAGTTGGCACGACTAGATATTTGTATGACATCGAATTTAATGATGGTGCTAGATTTTGCGTAGACAGAGAACAGATTGAATTTGTCGGAGAGAATGAGTGATGATTTATTTTATTGCAGGACTCTTTTTCGGTAGCATTGCAGCAATGATGTTGTATTCGGTTGTTGTATCTGGAAGAATCAACAATTTAGAAGATCAGAATGAAGTGTTAATGCACGAATTGGAACAAAAGAAAAAGGACTTGCGAGCATACAAATGTATGTATCGCAGTTCTTATGAAGGATTTGAGGAGACAAAATGAAATTCATACCAAGAGAAGAATTAGTTTTTATTGTAGATCACTTAAGCGAAGAAGATATTTGCAAGGAAACCATAGAAAAGGTATTTAATGTCTATGGAGATGATTGGTTTGTAGAAGGATGCACATGGATTAAATATACAGAAAATGAAGAAAGAAAAAAAGAATTAGAAAGGTTAGGATATAAAGGTGTTAAAGAAATACAGGATTAAATATATCAAAGACAATAATATTTGTGTGATGGAAGTTCAGGAGGAATCAAAAAGTATGGCAATGTACAAATTTTATATGAAATTTCCATCATGCAGCATTGAGGAAATTGAAGAGATTGCATAGGAGAGAAAATGAGTAAAACGGATTATGAAGAATATGTAGATGTTCAGGTGGATACACTGATTAAAAAACTTGAAATGTTCAAGATCTATGAAAGAAAGTTTAAATCGTTGGATGGAATTTTAAAGGATTTGGAGGTTCGCAAAAAAGAATTTTCAGATCCAAAATCTCCATCGTTTGAACAAAGGTTGGATTCAAAGAAAAATATGGATATTACAAATGATGTTCTTGTAAAGTTTATTTCAAAAGAAAAAGTGCTTGAAGACGACAAGAATCTAATCTTAGGAAAGATGAGAGAAGCTGAAACAATTATTGATCTTATTCCAAATGATGATATTCGTTTATATATGAAACGTCATTATATCAACGGAGAATCATTTGAAAAGCTTTCAGGAGAAAAGTACTGTAGCAGAATGAAAATGTATTACGCAATGAAGAAAGAGCTTAAAAAGCTCGTTATGGGAGATTTAAGCAAATGATTGATATGCTAAAAAGAATAGGTGAATGGATTGGAGATTATATCTGTGAAATAATATTATTTGGTACGCTTATTATTACAATTGTTTTAATTGTGTTGTGTGCAGTTGTTGTTTCTGATGACTCAAATGATACATCGTCTAATACATCATCACATTGCAGCACTACGTTGATACCTGTATACAATGGAAGAATAACTACTTTAATTCCGATAACCAGGTGTTATTAATTATATGGAGATTTGAATAAATAAGTGAGGACAAACAATGCAGAAAGTAATCAGATCATACATTTTTGATGGGAAAAGTTTTGAAGAATTACAAAAAGCATTAGATGAAGGCTATGTTGTTGTTATGGCAAATAAGGTTGGAAAATGTGATGATGCTATTGAATACATTCTTGAAAAGAAAAACAAAGAAGTCTCGATTGATGCTATTGTCAAAGGTTTAAGAGAGAACGCAAAAAGAGTTTTTGATAATGATGATCAATCTAAGTGGGTTAAGACAGGAATTTTACAAGCGGCAAAGATGATTGAAACAGGTGAAGTAAGATGAGATTAATTGCATAAATACGTGGTTGAAAATTTCATAAAGTTTTTATTTTAGAAAAGTGTTACAAAGTAGCCTATTCACTAGGCTTTTAAAAGGTTTGTAGTTAGTCTGATAATATATAGTTATCGGACATAGAAAAGAGGAATGAAATGAATAAAATATACAAATTATTAATGGTTGGAATGATTGGCATTTCCTTGTTTGGATGTGCTTCTATGGATCGTTTTGGCACTGATGTTAAATCAGATTTGAATGGCGGATTGAATAGAATAATTAATGTGTATACAGCAGATGGAAAAATTATAGCAAGCTATGAAGGTAGAATTGATATTGAAACAAATGATGGTGGATATGTAAAATTTGATTATGATGGAAAAAGATATGTTTATTATAATTGTTTTGTAGAAACGATTGCAGATAAATAGGAGTGATAATGTGGAAGATTTCATAAAAGAAGTTTTACTAGCGTTTGTTGCAGCAGGTGGATGTGGATATTTAAATTATTACGTTTTAACATGCACAAATGTGATTGAAGAACAAGACCGAGCAGATAAAGAAAGATTGTATTTGATGATCTTATCCTTGTTTAATATTCTTGTTTGCTTCTTCTTTAGTGATTATTTGAAATGGAATATTTATAAAAGTGTTTTGATTACATTTTTATTAACATTAATAAGTTCGTTTACTGTACATGCTCATGTTATTAAGCTTTTTAGAACATTAGTTAATTTGATTAGAAAAGGCAAAGGATTGTCTGAAATGACTTTTGGAACTATTCAGGAAGATGTTTTTGAAAGTGATAACATGACAATTGGATATTTCTATACTAGAGAAGGAAGTTTTATTGCGTGTGGATATATTGAAATGCATTCAGAAAGAACTGGTGAATTTACTATAGCACCAAGAAAAAGTGTATCTGAGAAAAGTTTTTCAGAAGCTTGTGCATTGCCAGGAGCAAAAGTTTTTATTAATGATGAAATGAAAATAGTCACCATCGAACAACGATAGTGACTATGGAGGTTATTTTCCGCCTTCTGATGGTATTTCTTTCTTGACTGTGCCTTTAGTTCTAGATTGAACACCATCATTACTTTTTTCATTTTCTGTCATTTTGTTATCCTCCACGATAATTATACAGAAATAAGTTTATTAGAAAAGTTTAAGGAGTAAAGAAAATGAAACACAAATTACCAAAGTTTTTAACAGAAAAACATATAAATATAGGTGATGAGCTTAATAAGCTGTTTATGATCAATAATACACAAAGTTTATTTGTACAATACGGAGATCGTGTTGTATGTGTTTATATGGCAGATGAAAAGTTTTATAGGTGTAATTATGATAAGAATGGTATACTCGTTATTAAGCATTATATTTGTGAACCGCAATTCAAAAGTTTATATAGAAAGTTTTTAGATAATGAAATTGATTGCTTAAACTATGAAGACGTAATGAATGGCTGCAATAAGATTTATCTAAAGTCAGATGAAGATTATAAAAAATTTATGATAACATTAGCTGATGTGTAGAAAGTTTTTTAGGAGTGATGAAATGGATGAAAATAAGTTTTCTTATAAAGAAGTTTTTGTGAGATATGATAATGTACAAATTAGTGTTGTTTGTTCTAAGATGGTTGAAAAAGTTTTTGAATACAATGCGCATGATGATGAAGATATGCCTGTGAATTATGTTTATTATGTGAAGAAAGAAAAGTTTTCTCAGCTGCTGGAAAAGTTTTTTGACGGTTCGATTCTATGCAAGCATGAAAAAGAATCTCAAAAGTTTTTTCCAACGTCTCAAGAACAATTAGAAAAAGTTTTTCTAATCCTGGATAAATAAGCTTCTGGAGGTGTTGGAATGTTTGAAAACAAGTTTTTATATACTGATATTCATATAAGTTATAAAGATACAACAATAGTTGTTGTATGTTCGGATGATGCAGAAATTATTTCTTTAGAAACAGATGGTTCTAAAGAAGTATGGTATTTCGAAGTCAATAAAGAAAAGTTTGATAGTTTGGTTGTAAAGTTATTGAATAAAGAAATTGGAAATGGTCTCAAAAAGGATTCAAAATATTTTTATATTAATTCAAGATCAAACTTAATGAAAGTGTTTAGTATTCTAGATCCTAGACAAATGAGGAACTTCTTAAATTGAAAAAGTGAAAAACACGGTTTATAATATAGATGGTTAATTAATTAGGGTTTTAATTGCTTTCAGTAAGCTTTTAAGGCCTTTTTTATATTCAAACAAAAGAAGCAAGAAAAACTTTTTGCAGTTGATTCAATTGGATATAAAAAAAGGACTTTTGCAAGTCCTTTTTAAAACGGAAACTCTTCCAGCATTTTGTTGATCTTTTGTTGTTCTGTAAGTGCTGCTTTCTTCTTCTTTTTTGGTGCAGCTTTTTCAATGCTCATTTTTTCGATTTTACCATCATGGTAAACATAACTTTCTTGCAATTTGTTTCTATTAAATACATCTATAGTTTTTGAATTAGTATTATAAGTTGCCAGCAAGCTTTTTGAACCTGGTTTACAGATCTTAAAAAGATCCTTATTTAATATATCTATATAACATTTATAAATTTTGAAGAAATAACAGATATCTTTTATTTCTTGGATATCAGGCGCGAAAAGTTCTTTTTTCGCTTCTGCATTGAAGTATATTTGAATATCATAATTGAAAAGCTTGTCAAGATCATGAGCGACAAAAAGCCTTAAGTCATTTGTTTGAGCAGCTGCATACATACATTTATTATGATCAAATTTAAAACCATGATCTTTTAAAATTTTTTCAGTTGAAGCGTTGGGAGTTCCTAACGCTTCAACATAAATGTGGGGTTGTTTTCTTTCATTTGTGATGTAGTAATTAAAGTGAGTTCGCTCACGCTTCCATATTGTCATTTTTAAGCCCTCCTAAAATATCCAAAGTATATAAAGTATTTACAAGTAGCCAAAGTTCGCGCGGTTCAAGCATCCAAACAATAGTATCTAAACCATAATTAAGATCATATAAACCGTTTAAATGTTTGGTTATTGTATAAGGCTTGCAGCTAGATCCATTTAGTCGATCTAGTTTTTTTTCTGTAAATTCAATATATTCATTATTATTCATTTTTAAAACCTCCATTCATTATCTTCAAAAATATTTATAACAAGCGTATAAAGTTCGTTGCTCACTTGTTTAGAATCGTTTAAAAGTTGATCATAATAAATATTTATAACTTTTTTATTTTCGATATAAGCAAGATCAAAAATAAAAGATTCAATATGATCCACTAAACATTCATAATGAAAATCATAAATAATGTAATTACCTGAAATAAGATCATTCATATATGATCTTATTCTTGCGTATTTATGTAATAATTTAATTTCTAAAAGTTCCATTGTTTAACCTCCTACAATTAATAAATAAGTGGAAGTATGATATTTAAAAGGCCCAATATTATGCCCATAATTAAACCAGATGTACATGCTGCTAAATATAATTTTAAAAACGCAAGTATGAGCACCTGGACGGCGCTCATCTTGTCAAGATCTTTGCGGGTTAACATGTTAGTACCCTTCTTTTAAGTAAGCTAAATATTGTTTTCTAGTTTCTTCTAACCAGTCCATATCCCAGTCACTTTTCTCATCAGTAAGCCAAGTTTTGAACTCATCATCTTTTCTAGCTTCTTCTAATAGTCTATAATCCGAAAAACTTTCTAAATTCTCATAATCATTAATAATGAAATAATCGTCACAATAATGGAAGTCACCAGCCAATGTCATTCTTACAATTTCATTAGGCTCATAGCTTGATAAACATGAATCAAGATTATCATTATCTAATTCATAATAATATTCATTATATCGTTCACTTCTAAATTCAAACCATAATGGAAGAAGCTCATCATCATACATATTTTCAAGAATTTCATCGCCAAGCGCTTCCATGATTGCGCCGTCTGTAGAATGCGCAAAATCGTCGTATTGTGTAGCCATATAAGCCACGTGTTTAGTTGAAGTTTCACAAATAGATAACATATCTTTAACCTCCTTACTTTTCAATCATTTTTTTTAAAAGATATGCATTGAATGCTAACGATAGTAATAACGCTATTTTTAGTAGTTCCATATTTTAAAACGTGGTATAATATAAGTACCTAAGTGACTAAAATAAGTCACTTAGATATTTAGCAAGAAGCTTGAGGGCTTCACCGATTAAGAGCGTGTATATAATTTCGAACGTTTTGGATAGGTACGAAATCATGCGCTCTTTTTTTTCGCGCTTTTTTCTATCGCGACGTTTCATCGGTTTGCTACGTTTATACTTTGCCACGTTTGCACCTCCTTTCGTGTGGCTTGTCTCTTAAGACATTTACAATGTACACCATAAATATTACATTGTCAATAATAAAATGTAATATTTTTTATTTACAACGTTGCAGTTTGAATTTACAAAGTAAATATGATAATATACACATAAAGAAAGGACGGCAAAAAAATGTTAAAAGAGAAAATAAAAGCGTTGTTCACGATGCGAAACAAAACACAAATAGAATACGCAAAACATATAAACCGTACGCGTCAATCATTAAGTAACACGATTTCAAACGATAGAATGAATTTAGGTGAGTTTATAAAGTTATGCGATTGGATGGGCTTGGAAATAAATATAATTGACAAGACAACAAAAGAAAAAATAATTGAATTAAATATAAATGATATACAAGAAAACAAAGACTAGACACGCAAAATTGAGCGTGTCTTTTTTCTTCTATGTTTACATCTCCTAAACTTATTTTTTTTAGTGCTCATTTTTTCAAAAAGCTTTTTGTTTTTGAAACGTGCACGCAAGCGCCTATTTAAAAGGCTTTTAAGCGTGTTCGGTTCTAGTCTTATAACATATAGTTAACAGACTAGTAATATATACATGTATGGACGTTGTGAACGTCCTTTTTTTGGTGGGGTTTGCTTCAGTTCCAGGAAGACAATGGATATGTTGGAGTGTATGGAGTTGGTGCGCATGATCTAATATATTGGAGTGATGCAAGACTTATTGCATATATAAGAACGTGCGCGTGTGTTCTATTAATGTAGTCATGGCCATGTTATGAAACAACGCTTTCAACAATGCATGTCGAAATATCTTTCAACACAATAACAAATATATAAATGTCATATGACTGAAGCCGTGAACGTGGCGGCGTTGTGATAGCTGCATAGGTTTGATTTTTAACCCTGAAAGCGCCATAGCATGGATCAGATCAGCATAGACCGCCCCTATCTTTCAAAAAGTTTTTTGCACTTTGGGGAACGGCGTGGGGAGTTTAAAAAAACTCGGTCATGCGCGTACGAGAGGGGGTAAAATCTGAATTTCTT